GCTTGTTGCCGCGGATGTATTCGGAAAAGAATTTGTCTTCCCAGCGTTTAACCCGCAGGTTACTGGGGACAATCGTGTCAGCCATTGCTAGCTCCTAGAAGCGTTTCGTAATAGTTGCCCGATGGGCTTGGGGCCTTCGTAGACCTCGGTGGCCACAGCGGGGGATGAGTCGGAATTGAGCGAAGTCGGTACGGCTGGTGTTGACTTGCCGTACTTCGCTTCGAATTGCGCGGTGAGACGAGCTTCGATGTCCTTTTCGAGCTTGGATTTGTAGGCGGTGAAATCGCCGTTCACATCCTTCAACTCTCGGACTCGAAGTCCCTCGCGATAAGCAAACTCAGCCGGGTTGCGCTCCTGTCTCAACTGCGCAAACAGTTGGGGGTTCTTCTGCGCTTCCTCCAGAAACACCTCGCGCACCTCATCGAAATCCTTGTGCCGCTCGCGGGCCATCTCTTCTGTGACATTGCAGCGCTCGACGAACATCTCTTCGCGTAACTGCTGCTGGTGCTGGGAGAGGGTGCCCGGTAGATCGACCCAAGGGTCAACGGGTGCTTTAGGTGTCTGAAGCTCACGCAGACGCGCTTCCGCGGCCTGTCGCTTCTCGCGCTCTTCGCGCATGGCCTTCTTGTAGGCGGCGGCTTCGGCGTTCTCGGTGGGAGTCGTGGGTTGTGTTACCGGCGCGGCAACTGGCGTTGCTACAGGTGGTGTTACAACCGGTTCAGGTGCTTTCGCAGGTTCTGGAGCAGCAACGACGGGCTCTTTGGGAGCTTCCGCAGGCTTTTCCTCGGTCGGCGTCACCGATACAAAACGCCCGTTATCATCGCGCGCACGCGAACCTATCAACCCTTCCAGAGAAGGGCTGCTATCAGCCTCAGCCATACAAGATTCCTCTATCGTGGGATTTACGAAACAGCCTTGTGGTCGCTGGCACCGTCAGTCATTGGCGAGAACTGACACTCGAATCGCCCGATTAGCCCCGGCGGCGGGCATAAAAAAACCGGCGCGAGGCCGGTTGAGAAATTCTATTTAGTTGCAGTTAGAACTGCATGTGGCCGCTGGCCTGCGCACCGTTAGAAATCTGTGTCTCCATAGTGTAAGCGGTGAAAGTGCCAGAGCTGACCGGCCATGTCTGACAGGTGATAGACGTGGTTGCCGCGCCACTCAAGCCACCCGTCCATGTGTGAGGGCCCGTTGAACCTTGCGTGCAAGAGACCGCACGCACATCTCCGTTGGAGAACTGCCAGTTGTAGGTTCCAGTGGGCGACTGCCAACTCAACGTAAGTGTCGCTTGAGTCTCGCCGCCTGTGAATGAGGCTGTAGCCGTCTTAGCCACAGTTGGAACAGTAATGTTGAAAGATCCATTGGCAGAGCCGGTATAGGCAATGATGGCCTGATAGCCAAGGGTTCCGCCTGGGGCGTTGAAGTTGGCCTGCTGTCCGCAGATGGACGCACCCGTTCCAGAACTGGAACCATCGACTGGGCTCGTAACGATCAACTGCTGCGACAGGTAATTGGTCGCAAAGACACTGACACTCACCATACGAGCTACATTGTTCATGCTGCCCGAGATGTTGATTCCTGCCATCGACGCACTGGGAACCGTCAGTGCGTATTTGGTACCTCGTTTACCGCCCGTGTATGAGATAGTCCCGTCTGCATGACCCGAGATCGTTTCCACCCGCATCAGGGTTCCGGCAGTGACATTGTCGCCAGCCAGATTAGACGCGCCGAGTAGTTTGACTGGGCCCGCAAATAGAACCTGTGCAGCGCCACCTAACGTAATTGTTCGGGCAGCACTCGTCTCAATACTGAGAACCCCCGAGAATGAAATAGGAACCGGAGCAACAGAATTGTTGTTCTGAAAGATCGTGACGTTCGCTGCGGTACAGAACACTTGCAGATGACACGGCGCGTTATATATGAAGCACCCAGTACCATCTGCTTGAAGTACGGCTGTGGCGGTCGCCGCCGAAACCACCGTGTTCTCGGCCCCTCCGCCCGGGCCTGACCCATGGAAAGAGTTATTACCTGAAGTAACTTTAAATTCGTAGGGTAAGACACATCCGTTAGTCGTCTCACATCCTTCCAGAGTACAGAACTCGGTGAAAGACCCCGCTGTCTCATTGTGCCATCGAGTACCGACAGCACTCGTACCGAATATGACTCGGCGCGCGGTCGCTCCGCAGGAGCCATTAAACTCGAGCAGAATAGAAGTACTGTTGCCCACCAGAGTCAGATCAGAGATTGAATCTCCTGTGCTCTGTCCTGAGCCACCCCGGATCTTCACGCATACCGAACTCGCCGCAATGCCGCTAAAGCTCAGAATCGTCTGCTTCTTGCTGACTCCCATGAGATTCGGTCGCGTAAAAGACAATCCCGTGGCGACCAAAGTGCTCGTGACTATGTAGGTGCCTGCGAGCAACTGGACCGGAATATCACTGGCCGCATGAGCCAGTGCTAATGCACTGCTGATGGCCGTCGTGCTGTCTGTTGCTCCATCCGCAACGGCACCGAACCACTCTGCGTATACCCGGTCATTGCGCAGATTCCCATTGATGAGCGCGCCGCTATTGGAGGTGTCGAATATCTTCCATGCGCCAGCAGTAATTGCGCCATTGATTGTAATGGTCTTGTTGGTACCGGGCTTGATTAGGCCGCCGCCAATGAAAGTGAGTTGGACGTTGGCCGGAATGGTCGTATTTGCATTCAGCAGCATCGGCGCAGAGATCTGCAAGTTCGCCGACGTCGCGCCGATTGTGGCCAGCGTCGCCGCAAACGCGCTACTGTCATCCGTCACACCATCATTAGCAGCCCCAGCGACAGTCATCTGCGTGGCCGTACCTGTCAAAGGAGTGCTCACTCCCGTGACTTTCGGAACCGTGGTAACAGTCATACCACTACCACCACAGTCACAGCCGCACCGGTTCCCGTCAAAGCCGTGACATTGGCGCGAATGTTGAGCCAAGTCGCTTGGATAGTGAATCCATCGGTGGCAGTCGTCGTACCTGATAGCGCAATCGTGCCGGCCAGAATCCAGCCCACATTATCGTTTGAGACTTCGATATTCACCGATGCTGTGACAGCCCCTGTTCCACTCACTGTCGCCTGACAGGTGCGGTACGGGATTGAATGGCTGAACGTCTTTGCAGCCCCGGCACCGGTTGCTGTCACCGCGTTCAGGAGCGTGATGGACGCGGCATAGCCGCTAGGGGGGCCTTGCATTATTCAACACCTTTTGAATTTTGTGCTTTCTGCGTCTTCATACGTTCAGCGTGGAGTTGTGCGTTGTGCTGGAGCGCGAGATCCGAGATCTGCTTGGCGTGATCGGACTGCTGCTGTTCCAGACGTGAGGTGAGGGTGTTGATGGCCTGCTCTTTCGATGCTCCATCGACCACCGCATTGGCCGCATCCTGTGTGGCCTTGAGATTCGCCGCGGCCAGAAGCTGGAGCGACTTCAACTCAATCTCCTTGGCGTTGATCATTTCCTGCTGAGCCGCCAACTGCTGCTCACGGGCGGCAAACTGCATCTCGAGCGCCTGTTTCTCGGACGCGATCTTGTCCAGCGCGGCTTGAGCTTTGGTCTGCGCCAGGAGAGCATCGGCTTTCTGCTGCTTCAGATCCTGCTCGGCCTGCAATTGCTCCTGCGCCTTCTGTTGTTGCGCCTGGGAGATCTGCTGAATCTGATCTTCCTTTTGCTTCAGCATCTGCTGGACTTGTGGCGGAATCTCCGTCCCATCCGGAAGCTTGCCGGACATCGCATCCATGACCTTGCGCTTGGTCGTACTCGAGAGCGATGAGGCTTCGATCAGTGCTTGGGGTGGAATGGGCAGTCCGCTCTTGGCCAGTTCCGCCAATACGCCAAACTGCTCCTGTTGGAGCGTGACGGTATCCGGGGCTTCGTCAATGACGATATCCACGTCCATCTCGGCAAGCACGTTCATCGGCTCGCCCGGCTGGGCCATCTTTTTCTGAACGTGGATGTGATTGTCGGGATAGGTCGAGTTCAGCGCCATGAAGCGGCTGTTCTCATCGTCCGTCACCCGGACCCACATCTCACCGGTCCAGAACTGCTTCACACGCGACCAGGATGCTTTCATGACCCGCGTCTGCCAATACCGCAAGCGGTCGGAGAGAATGCCGAGTTGAATCGAGCCGCCCTGCTGATTCAGTTGCGTCTCACGACCCGAACTGCTGGCTGAATCCTTGCCCAACAATGCCTCATTCGGGCCGGTATCGGCCATGGAGGCAATGGACTGTTGCAAGAGCTTGAACTGCCCTTCCGCTAAATCTGTGTTCTCACGGACTTCGAGCTTCATCCCGGGCGTGTATTGGAGGAATCCATCCGGGCGTGCGAGTTCTGCGCGAGCTTTCTCAACGTCATCTACGGCCCCAATTTCAGCCGTGGCCTGGTTGACTGAGAGCAGGTGTAAGGATTTCGAACGCCGCTTGTTGATCTCGTCCTGCAGGTCCTTGTAGCGCTTGACGACCCCGTAACGGTTTCCATCCCGATCGACATATAGGGACTGCAGGAGCAATGGACATTCGGGCTTTTGAGTCTCGCAATTGACGTATGCAGACTCTTTGGGCTCCTCGATGAATCCCACGCGGGTATAGACCGCGCGCATCCACTTATCCCCGTCCCGGTAATAGTGCTCGACGATCTGAATGCGCTTGCGACCCCGGTCGTACCAGCGGGGTTTGTCGTCGTAGGTCTCTTCAGCCGGCAGGAAGGAATTGGTGGTGAACAGGTCGAACTTGTCGCCCAAGTCCTTGTAGGTCGCCTTGGCTTCGTCCAGGTCCATCCATTTGATGATTCCCTGGTAGCGCGAATCACTGAAGTCATGCAGCAGGGAATGGCTGTCATAGAACAGCCGATCCCAGCGGATGTAGCGAATGCAAACGGTCTTGTTGGTCGTTCCGCTGTACGTCGAGTTATCGACGATGACTTCGCAACCGCCATAACCCTCAACGGCCATGTTCTCGAAGACCGAGGACTTGGTCTGCTGAAAAAAGTTGCAGTCAGCCACGTAGCGCAGCGCATCGGTGGCCGCTTCTGCGCCGGGATCATCCTCAGGGGTACGCGGATAGGCTTTGGGATCGGTGCGCGTCTCACGCTCCAGCCCCAGCAGATACTCCACCTTATCTTTGATGCGATTGTCGGTGATCGCCGGCTGACCGCGGGCATTCAGCTTGTTGATCTCATCATCCGACCACTGCTTGCCATCGTAGTAGTCGCGGTAGATCTCAGCGGACCGGCGCGCATCCCGGGTGGCATCGGCGGACTGCTCGAACTGACGGATCAGACGCGCGAGAGTCTGGTCTGACGTCATCGGATCGGAGTCAGTGACACCGACATCCGCGTCATCGACGCCCGTGAGCTGCTCGACAATCGCGGCCGCGCGGGCTTTCTTGGCTTTACGGGCCATCTATGCAGTCCATATGCGCATATCTATGCACAGCCATCGCCTCGAGACCGATCATGAGCGCCTTTATGTGCATATCAGGCTGTGCGCCAGTTCTTGCTTTCAGGGGCATCGAACACTCTGGACCACGAATCCTTCGGCTGTAGGGCCGGGTTGACGATCGAAGCAATCGCGGGATGTGCCTGATCGATCGCGCGCGCCATCAACGAGGCCATATCCACCGCATCGTCGAACTTGCCCGCAGGGAAGCTCAGAAATTGATTCAGCAATCGATGCCCATATTCGTTATCGGGTAATTTCACGCGTCCCATGCTCGCCATCGCCTGAAGCGGTCGGGCCATAGCGGATTTGTCCGCATTGGTCGCGAGCCACTCCAGCCGGCAATGCGTCTTGCGCTCGATCATCCGTCTGCGCAGAAACGGCTCGATGGAGCGGCGTATGACGCCCATCTCTGCAAAGAAGCAGTACGGCTTGTGTCGCGCGAACTGATCTATCAGCGCCTCGATCCACTTGTCAGATGAGGTTTGGCCATACCATCCATCCAAGCCCAGATACAGCACGCCTTCTGGCGCATAGCCATGCGTGCCAATGTCGGTAAAGTCGCCATCGCCTTCTGTGACCGCAAAGTCACCCGTGGTGAACTTGTTGATGCGATCCGGCGGCTTCGAGTACATCTCGAACCACTCGCGCTTGAAGAAGGTGCCTTCCTCAGGACGCGGGTTCTGTTGGAACAGCGCGGACCAGTCTCTGTGACCAATGTCCGCTTTGATGCGCCTCAGCGCTTCCAGGTCGTACCACTGCGGCCATAGAGCCGATTCGTGATCCGTGCCCTCATTCTGAATGGCCGGCATCTCGATGACGTGCCACTGATCTCTCTGGCGCTCCAGGAGCATTCCGGCAAGGTCCGATTCATGCCAGCGCGTGAGGATCAGAATGATCGCGCCACCCGGCATCAAGCGCGTGCGCAGCGTACTGGTGTACCAGCGCCACACCGCTTCCCGGTTGTTCTCGCTATCGGCTTCTTCGCG